GACCGACTCTTCAATGTCAGAATAAGTAATTTTTCTACCTCCGAGAGAGTTTTCTTTAATTTTTATAGCCGAAATTGCCATCTCTAAGGCTAGCTCATCAGGGTTATCAGGTGTCTCGGATTGAATGAATTTATCCAGCGCGTCATAGCATGATTTATCGGCTCTAAAATCGTCTAAAAACCATTGATACATTTCGGCTAAAATCTGATCTGAGTCGCCTAGATACTTATCATATCCGCCTTTATTAATAGCCTCGATATCAAAAATAATGAACCGACGATTGCCCGTAGAATCGCGCAGGATCGAATCAAAGTTACAAGAGGCAAAGAAGCTGCAGTGGAAGCTATAGTCACGAGCTGCGGGCTCATACGGCATTCTAATGCGCTGGCTACCGCTAGTTATTAAGTTTTTAATACTAGAAATAGCCATTCTATTAGTTTGATCAAACTCTGATATATTAGCTAAAAGCTTTCCGTGAATGGCGATAAAGTTTTCTTTATTTGATTCTTGAGGTTCTAGATTTAAGAAATATGGACCTAAAGCTTTACCGATAACATTTTCGATAAAGTAATCTTTTCCGATTCCTTGATCACCTCTAAATACTAATATTCTATTCTGAGAGCTAGACGAATTAGCACGACGAAATATATTTGCGCACCATTCTTTAAATAAATTCCAACAAACATCAGGATCCATTCCTTCGTTGTTAAACTTAAAGTTTGAGAATATTTTTAAAAGCCTTTCGTCTCCATCCCACTTGGGAGGTTCTATTAATAATCTTAAAGGCTGTTTCTTTATATGCTCTGCCAGGTGAATATCTAAGAAGTGATGATTTAGTCCATTTTGATGAGCTTGAGATTTTAATGATTTTATATCAGAGATAACAGGCTGCCAAAACCCAGAACAATCTTTAATTTTAAACTCTCTAGATAGTTTTTCTCTTATAGCGTGTTTTAATTTTTTCTTAAAAAATAGATCAAAATATTTAAATTCAGTTCTAAGATTTTTATCATCAACGTCCACAATAAGATCATCAACATTTTCAGTAACAATCTGTGACTTAACTTCTTCAATTCCAGACAATATCATAAGATCATTAAAGTCAGTTGGTTTTGAAACTAAATCAGAATTTCTAAATTTAGGAACCTTGATGTTTAACATATATTTAGTCGCAGATGCTTCAGCATATTTAATTCCTGCATTTGATTCTCCGTAACAATCATTATCAGCACAAATTATTATTTCGGAATTTTTAAAATGACCGACAACTTTATCTGTTACTGGGACTAAATTGATCGCATTAAAAGCAACAACAACCGTGCATCCTGTAGCCATATGAACAGAAGCGCCAGTAGAATACCCTTCGCAGATATAAACTTTGTCAGTTTTTCCCTCTATGAAAAATAATCCGCCACTGATTTTCCCACCGGTCATGAAACTTTTAAATCCATCAGGTCCTATAGTTTGAGCTGATGAAATGTCTGATCTGTTAAAACTTTGATATATAGGTATAATTTGAGTTTTTAATATCTCTCTTTCTACTATATTAATTTTACTTTTAACAGCTTGTATATTGTTATTATCTATTTTAAAATCATTACTTATTAAATCTATAGCTTTAGGAAGATTTAAATTATATAAATCTTTTACAAAATTAAAAACACTTCCTTGTTTACCACATCCAAAACACTTATGATTAAGTTCTCCATATTTATTTTTATAGAATCTTAAACTTGGTGTTCTATCATCGTGAAAACAACATTTTACAGGTTTATCTATATTAACACTTTCTTTTAGATAAAATTCATATATATCTTTTTCATTTACTTTGTTTAGTATATCACTAATTCTTAATGGTTTCTTATCAAAATCTATCACATAATCTCCTTTATTTTATACTATCCATCTGATTAATAATTGAGCTTCAATTTCATCTGGAAATTCTTTCTCTCCCATTTCCTTTAAAGGAACTTTAAAACCAACTAAACCTAATGATGTTTCTGCTAAATAAGTTTTGTATTTTCTTACTTTAAAATCAAACATTGTATCATCTTGTAAACTAGCAATTGGTTTTTCTTTATAAAGAGCTTTTTTAATCTCATTTATATTCATATTATTTATATTAAAAAGTAGAGGATTTCTCCTCTACTGTTATTATCTATTTATTAAAATGGCAAATCATCTTCATCAACAGATACATTAACTGCTTTAGATGTTGGTTGTGAATCTGTAAGATCTTTAATGATTGGCTCTGATGCTTTTCCTTCAGGATCAACATATCCAGCAAATCTTAAAGTTGGATATACATTCACATATACTTTACCATCTTTTTCTTTGGTTCTTTTTTCACCGTCTACAACTACTGTTTTAGACTTTCCAATTAATTTTCCTGATAATGCATTAGCTACACCTTGAGCTAATTCTAATCCTTCACCAGCAAAACTTCCTGTCATTTTTGCTCCTGTAAATTTCTCTACAAGATATTGAACTTTTGGTAATGCACCAGCAGATAACCAGAATCTATGATTAAAAGAAGCTTCTGCCTCTTTGGATTCAAATGTTACTACTATTCCTGCATTTCCTGTTCCTGCCACTGTTGGCTCTACCGCACTGATCATCAAGGTATTTAAACCTGGTTTCACACTTTTAAAGGTTGATTCTCTTACTTCACCATTTGCACTCTCTACTTCATCAAAGTTTAAATTCATCTCTTTCTCTATTTTATTTGTTTTTATATTTATTATTAATTATTATTTATATATTTTATCCCAATTATAGGTAATAATACCTGTTTCAGGATCGCTTTCAAGAAGTACTATTTCTTGATTTCTTAAATGTTCTGGTCTAGCACCACAAGTTACTTCATCATTTGATTTAAATGATATAAAGGTTTGATTACCTTTTCTATACATATAACCAATTGCATCAGCACTTGCACAAATTAAAGACTTAATCTTTCCAGTTAAATCAATATTTGCAGCCATTACCATTTCACCTTTATCATCTACTTGCTTATCCTTTATGTGACCAGATAATATAATATGTGGTGCTAATGTATCAATGTAATCTAATACATCAAAAAAAGCCTCTCTTACATATAAATATCCTGCACCATTTGCTAAAGTTAATACATTATCTCCTTCAAAGTTTTTACCCATTGAAGTTGATTTATATTTTTTAATTGCTAATGGCATTATCATATCTTCTAACGCTGTTACTGTATCAATAGTAATAATATTATAAGGATAACCAGCCTCTTTAATAGCATCACCTATTTTTCTTAATTCAGATAAACTAGAAGCTTTAATCTTCATTGCATCTACATAATCAGAACCTTCTTCTAAATCAATTAAAAGATTGTTTTCTAATCCTGCAAATGCAGTAGTTTTACCTGTCTTAGGTTTACTATAAATTACTAATCGTTTTGGGTTTACTCTACTTGAAGCTACTCTACTTGTAGGTAAACTCATTAATTTTTGCATTACATCTTCCTGCACTTTTCCTCCTCTTATAAATTAAATTGTTTTTTTATTTCTGTATAATGATCTTCTGTCATTTTTCCAGGTAATTCTTTAAAGTAATTAACAGCTCCATGAAATAGTAGGTGGTCTGAACAAAAGCCTGATCCATTCCTATTTACTAGTACTAATAATTCTCTATAATGATCTCCTAATTTTTCTATGTTATAACCTTCATGTGATTTTATTTTATATCTAGCAGGATCAAACAGTCCAATCATAACATCAACATCTCTACCTACAAGTTTATTATCTCCTAATCCGTCTGCTGATGGTTTAAGTTTCTCTAAGATACTATCTCCTGTATTTGTATATTGTTGTTTTTCTTGTGCTGCTGCTTGTTGCTGTATATTTACAATGGTATAGAACCATTTATCTCTCATGTGTAAGCAGTAGTCTGAACTAAATTTGCTCATTGCTTCATGTAAAGTCTGACCTTTCTCTGGCAATAATAGGCTTATATGATCTGTTATAACCAATACATATTCATCTGGATCATTTGGGATGTATGTATCATTTACTTCTTTAGTTTCAGAAGTACCATTATCATTAATAAATTTTATATTCTTTTTAGTATAATGCCCGTTTTCTTCAGCATAGGCTCTCATATACTTGTAGATTCCATAAGGATTCCTAATATTATCTATTATTGTAACAGTTTTTTCTAATTCTTTAAAGTAAGAATCGTATTCATCTAATAAAGCTTCTACTTTATCATCCAAAATTCTCTTTTCAAATGTTGAAAATAAATCTTCTGGACTTACTATAATACCTTTATCTTTAAATATTTTATATGAAAGTATAGATAACAACTTTCTTTCTTTAGACATTTCTAATGAAAAATAAAATATTTTCAATTTGATATTTTTAGGTTGATATTTTGTAATGAACTCATAGGGTTCATATACAAATAAATAATCAGCTAGTTGGGTTTTACCAACTTTTGAGTTAGCTGTTACTAAATAATAACGACTCTTTTGTATACCTGGAATTACAGAAGATAATCCAGGTAAATTTTTCCAAGGTATAGAATTATACCCTCCTTGCAATCTTACTTGCTTGTTTTCTTTTATTTTTTTCTTTATTTTACTAAATAAACTTATTTTATCTCTTTCTTCTATCATCAATCTCCTCCTAAGTTTTAATTAAGCTTTTTGGTAAACTTATCAATTGTATAATCTACTTCTAAATCTTCTATTTCATTAGTATCTAATTTGTTCTTAACATCTTCACAACAAGATGCTAATGTAGATACATCATTTTTTAATATGAAATAATGAGCTAATTGCATATACTGGAATTGTTTCATTCTCATATAATTAATATAATCTTTAGTTGCTCTTATAATTATGTCTTTATTGTATTCTGGATAAAGCTTTACAAACTTTTCCATTTTTTTAAGACATCCTGCTTTGTCTGATTTAACTAAATAACCACCAGATTTTACACCTTGTGGAAATAAGTTAAACCAATCATCAAACCAGTCTGAAAGTTTATTACTAATTAACTTTGACGGTACAGATTTCTCAATAAAATCTTCCACAAATAAATCTGTGACAAATATATTGTTAAATCTGTACTCGTCTTTTTCATTCTTTAGGTCCAAATAACCTAACGATCTTATCATATTCAAAGAATCGTTATCAAAGAATGCACCAAATACGCTTAAATATTGACTTAAATCAGGTTTTGCTTGTTGATAAATAAATTGACAAAATAAGTATTGGTGAAAATCTAAACCATGTTTTCTAAGTTTTTCTGTATCAATTTCAACTATCATTTTTTAACATTTTTCTATAATTTATAGAAACTCTCCATCAGCTTTGTTTTAGAGATGATGTTATTAAAATAGTTATTCTAAATCTACAAAATTATTTTGATCTTCAAACAGTATATCTCCTGATAATTCAGCACCATTTTTATAATCTTCTTCTATTTTGGTTTGTAATTTAATACCACTACCTTCACATAAAGTACATTCTTTTCTATGATCATCCATTTTTAATGAATATCCTGTTCCTTTACATACTTTACATTTTTGTCCTGTCATATAATACGTCATAATCCTAATACTTGTTTATAATAAATTTCACTGTCTAATATATTATCATCAACA